TGTAAATCAAAGTACTGAGGTTTAACTTCTAATGTATATGCGCCTTCTTGATCATAAGGAATGTTATACTGTCTTTCGCATACGGTACTAGAAGATATAGTATGGGTAAATCCAGCTTGCTTGTAAGAAGCTAGACCTTCTTCTAATATCTCAGCTTGCGTTTTACGTATAGCAAATTCCGTGTGAGATATTGGTTGCTCGAATGTAGCGTAACGTTTTTGCGCGTACTGTTGATACTCATCTTTCCACGTAGGCATCATGAAATTGATTTGAGGCATTAATACCGAAACCATACCTAAAGTTTTTAAGTAAGCAATAGTCTTGGTATCGTCGTACTCTACTTCTTTAGAATAGAAACTTAATTTTGCTTTAGCAGCTTCGTTGTATCGAGAGTAATAGTATATGGTAATAGCATTGTGATGCCACATATCTTTTACGTCTTCTTCAGATGAAAATATCTGCAACTGTTCACCACCACTTTGTATCTTGATTCTATAAGTTTCACCAGTAAATTTGTAAAACCATTCAACGATACTTGCTTCTAACGTAGCAATTTCTTTAGCGAAGACATTGTCATAGTAATACTTAGACGCTTCTTTTTGAGATTCCAATTGTGACTGTAACGCGGTCAACGTAGTTTGTAGTGTATTCATAACTTTTATTTAATATTAAAAAATTTATATATATGATGCCTTATTTGGCAGCAACAGGGTAAAAGTACTGCTATCCTCCGAAACAAAAAAATTATTTATCAAGTATTCTAAAAATTCTTCATAGAGAACCAACGCGTTATGGATATTCTTTTTTAACATGCATAACTGATTGGTTTCCAATGGGATACCAGTACGTCATTAGAGCTCATTTGGGAAGCTTTACCCAATATGGCTGTAATATATTAAGTCTTAGGAATTGAGTCCAATGGTGAGGACTTGGGCAATTGAATTTTGTGATCTTTTTTACTTTCCGGTACCAAATGTGTGCAACCTAGGCACGGTTTTCCGAATAATTCTACGTGGTAAAAGCAACCAATTTGATCTGAGCTACAAGGTGAGATGGATACCTTATGCTTCTTTTTGAAAAAAAACTGTTTCATAACCTTTAGATGGGGGTTTATGTGTATTTTGAGATGAGAGTGTCTATTATTTGTTTTTCGTTTTCGTTAAATACCTTTTTGTTTTGCACTGACTTTACGAATTGTATGTGCTTTTCTACCACCTCTCTCTTCATAGCAAAAAGTCCAGTGGACTTGCTATTCTCTAAACATCTTTTATATTCTTCTGATAGTGCCTCTTTTAGGAGGTATATTTTAGTACCGTAATCTTGGTGTAATGTTTCTTTACGTTTTTTAAATGATTCGGCCAACTCTAAAGCTTTAATTAATTTGTCTCCTGCTTTTGCTAGTGCCGATCTTTTAAAATCCATTACTCTCTGTTTTTAACCATGTACTTATATATAGTCTTCTGAAGTTCTTGTAGTGCTGCTGTGTTCTCTCTTATCAAGGTATCCAGTCGATCTCTTTCTTCTACTAGTATCTTCATCATCTGCTCTTGCAGTTTATCTACCTTCTGCTCAAGTGCTTCGTTCTTTTCTACCAATCTTAGGTACTGTTGCCACGCAAAGTAACCCAATAAAAAAGCTAATACACCCAATATGCCGTATTGCATGAATGCTGTACCTATACTCGAGCTATCAACCGTTGCCTGTAAAATCGTCATTATCTTAGTTTAAATTTGAATACTTCCTACACAACAGCTCTTCCCAATTCTCAGCTAAAACTTTAATTTGTCTTGCAGATGGTTTGATCTGGCCAGTATCTATTAAAGAAACCATCGTTTCAACCCATACTTCTCGACTATTTACATGTAGATATTCATGTATCTCGGTTGGGATCTGTATCTCTTCCGCTATTTTATCTAGTGTGTCGTGAATTAGCATATCCTGAACATAAATATTTAAGGTTAACCAATGTTGTATTCTTTTTTAAGAAACCTGAGACATTTTTTATAGTCTCTTCTCTCTATCCGTATTGCGTCCTTCTCTAATGGATTCTGGTGATGCGATAAGTATTTTGCGAGGATAGCATATTCGTGCATAGAATGTTTAACATAGTGAGTATACTCGTGTATGATTGTTTTAACAAGCTCTTCTAAACTATGGTGAATTTCCCTATTAACAAATATAGTTTGATCTATCTCGTCGTAGTATCCGTAGTCGTCACCTGAAAGATAATCTGGCTTCCTAAATTCTAGGGCCGGATATGCACCATTAATTTTAGACCTACCGTAGGTAAAGTAACACCAATCCAATATCTTCTGTGCTGTGGATCTTGTTACCCAATTTTTTTCTTTGCTCATAAACCCAATGCTTTTCTTTCTGTTTTAGTTAAATTTGCTATGGCTTCTTTCTTGGCCTTTTCGTACTTCTTAAGTCTCTGTTTCTCTTTATCTTTATTTTTGATTGATGTATTTTTCATATATGACTTTATACTTCTTTGATAGTTTTTCTAATTTGGTTTCCGGTATCTTGAAATTGAATTCAAAGTAATCTGAATCGATACATGTATATGCTTGAACTTCGTCGTAGAACACCTGCTCAGTGTATCCCATATCTGTTAAGTTCTTACACATTCTTTTGTATATCGTAGGATCTATTTGTTTGGTAATGGCATCCACTTCTTTCTTATACTTATTATCTATATGATAGTAAGCATGGCACAACTCATGTTGAAACGTACTTGATACTGTATCTGATACTCCAATGATATAAGCCTTAGTTTTAGGACTGTATCTTAGATTTATAGTCTCTCGTATCTCGTCTAATATCTTCATCATAACTCCATCGTATGCACTGTAGTATACAAATTTACCACTCATTTTATCGTAACACTTCTCAGCAACTTTAAGTGGGAAATTAAAACCTACCCAATCTGAAGCGTAACTAAATTTATCTCCATTCTTTCTACTGTACCACTCTATATAGTCCCATATACAGAATGTCTTGCCTCTAAATTTAGGATTGGGAGATTCGTAATACTCTTGTACTCGTAAGAATAACATTGCTCTGTGGTATCTGTCTGGTACTATCACTGCAAATACCTTTGGTTTTATTTCTACTATCGTGTATTGTATTTTCATAGTCTTTATTTTAAAAGTTCGTCTAAATCTATATTATAGTTACTCATAATTTCTTGCAATTCGTCTCTAACCTCTTGTAAGGCATCAACGATATCTTCGCTTACGGCATCTGGAGCATATTTGGTTTTGGCTCTTAGAAGTTGCTCTATATCCCATAAGGCGAGAGCCATGTCTTTTGCTTTTACGCAGCGCATATGTGATGCTTCGTCAAATGCGTCTTCTAAATTAAATTCTAATACAGCTTTCATATTAATTTTTTTTAATGTTAAATAATTCTGGTCTTCTTTGTTTTAGTTTATACATCTCATCGTCTTGCCATACTGGTTTCTGATATTTGGGTTTGATTATCTTCCATACCATGTGATCGTATTCTCTGCCATCCCACATTGCAAATAGTATGGACTTATGCTGTTTATCTACATACTTGTCCAAATGAAGAGCGAAGTCTTTTTTGCTAGGTTCTGGGTCCACATCGTTGTACTTACCGTATCTGAAATAATCGTGTATCTTACCGCAGTGTTCTCCTACTGAAAATTTGGCGTAGCTTAAGTTCATAACCCAATTTCTGACCCATTTGTCAAATTCGTCAGGCACTTTTTCTAGGTATTTCTCTATATCTTCGCCGTTCTTTAATATCTCCCATATATCTACGTTAGAAAGTCCAGTCAATATTCTATGTAGTCTCACGTACTCCTCTCCTTTGATCTTCATCCTGGTTCCATCGTTAAATCTTACAACGAATCCTTCTTGATTGTTTTTAATCATGGACTTAAGTTGCTTATAATCTTTTATACCATCATATTGATATACTACATCGAAGTTGTCTTTATAGTAAGGAACTTGTACACTTGCTTCTATACCATCTGGTGAACAATCAATACAAGCAAGCAATACTAATTTTTCTAAACTTCCGTAGTTACACACAATCCTATTTTCTGGGTATATTATCTCGAATAGATATGTATAACCTGGGGATAATAATTCTGAGTTGTATTTGTTTAGCATTTCTCTACCCTTTATTGCCTGATCAGAAACAAAAGATCCTTTGGAAGCTAAGTGCCATTCTCCATTGTAGTAGAATACAATACCCAAAGATCCGTCCATCTTCTCGTACACATGAAACTCTTCGTTAGGTATCTCTTTCATTTCCTCCATATTGAAGAACTTAGGAAATGATTTGGCTATCACATTACCTTCGTTGTCCAATATTGTGCCTCTCATGTTCAAAGTAATATCGTCCCATCTCCCTTCGTATTGACACGTACGCGAGTAGTTATAGATAGACAGCGGTAAAGTAGGGTGATCCTGTTTTACCACATATCCTCGTTCTATGTAGTTGTTTAATATGTCTAAATCGTATTTCATTATAATTTAATATTAAAGCGTGATTTCATTTGTTCTATTTTTTCATCAGGTACTCCGTGTACGTTTTTACCTCCATGCCTATTCTCTATAATAAAGCTAAACACTTTATATCCGTATTGCTCTGCTAGTTTAAAGTACGGCTCCATCTCCCATTCTTGTGTGAATGTATTCGATACTACAATTTCTGGATAGTATTGAGGATTCGCTATGTTATCTTTCATTCTTATTTCTACTTCATTTCTGCACCACTCGTGTGCTTGTCTTAATTTACTAGCATCGAAGTTGTAATTGCCTTCTTTATCGTAGAAGAACTTATCAGCTTCGCATATTGCGTAATCGTTCCACACATGATGAGCGAATGTAGATTTGCCTGAGCCAGGAATTCCTCGTATTAGGTATAACTCTTTCATATTTTTTATTTTGAATAATTTTCAGTTTTTTCGTGATGGTCAAATTTGAATAATGATTTGATTGGTTGTTTATTCATTAAGCTTAGCACTTCTGACATATCTATTGGATATAAATTGTTACCATCCACTCCCGCATCCATCATTTTGCCAGGTCCTATGCGTTGATTTGCAGGGAAGTGGACGTGACCGTGTAAATGGATTGTTCCTCTGGCCATGTTATTCCAACTAGCAATAGGATAGTGCATACACATAAACAACTGATCACCCATTAGTGGAGTACCAACGTTGTACTTTACATGAAGGTACAAGTAGTCGTGCACAGAACTGAATAAAGATTGTACGTTCTCTTTATTCTTTTGAATGTGGTCATCATGATTGCCTAATACTAAATGAATAGTCTTGCACACAATTCTATCTCTAAATTCCTTGATGCTATCGAATCCACCGAATGACCAATCTCCTAAGTGAATTAGTATGTCGTCTTGCTTAACCACTTCGTTTATATTATCTACTAAAGTAGCGTTCATTCTTTCTAAACTCTTGAACTCCCTTATTGTAGTAGGATCAGTCCACTTAGTGGTAGCCGAACATATATTAGCGTGATTATAATGCGTGTCACTCGTAAAAAATAACCGCTGTCCTTTTTCTAATGTTATCTTCATATCTTATATGTTTTCTTGTTCAAATAGTTTTTCAAATCTCTTCGGTAACTTATCGTATTTGCCTCTAAAATTACTAGGCATCGCTGCGATAATATTTTTGTTCCTATATGGTGGATTATCAGAACTCGACCATCTTCTTGTTTTCCTCATCCAATGATGAAAGTATAAATAAGCATTCGCCTTTTTGATATACTTTTCTTTGTCAATACTTAAGTTATATTTCTCAATCAACTTAGCAGATCTTTTCTCGTTATCTAATTCTAATTCTACAACTCCTTGAATTGCTGATTCAATTATGTGAGATGGAAGATCCGATCCTGTTATCCATGCATCCACCAATAATAGATACTTATTTGCTTTTACATATACTGGTACTTTGTCTATCCATTGAGTGAGGTGACTGTATTCGTGGACCAATATCTCAAACGAATCTTTCTGCTTCATCGCCACTTGTAATGTTCTGCTATCGTCATCGAAATATCCTGTGCACCTAATAGACGGAATTGGCTTTAAATAGTTAACGTCTTTAAGCTTACACGATATCTTGTGCTTCTTACAATCATTTTTTACTAACTCAATAAACATCTTATCGTTCTTGCTTAATTTCATATCTTATAAATTAAAGTTTAGTTTAGAATAAAGTTTAGTGTTGTATTGCATTTGTAGATCATAGGCTTGTATCTTAGCCGTTCTGTCTTCAAACGATTGCGATACATTTAATTCCCTCATCCACGCTTGGAATTCTGGATTTGCCATTGTGTTTTCTCTTTCTTGTATTAACTCTATTTCTTTTTCTATGTCTTGTACCATAACTTATAAGTTGTATTTTTGATTATATAATTTGTTTACTTCTTCTAAGAACTCTGACATTTTATCGTTAGAATAGAAACAGTCTTTGTCTGTTCCTCTTATCTCATTTGCGATATCAGGTTCTATGTCGTGTATAAAATTGAATGCGTGTTGACCCAATCTTAATTCGTCTGGTTTTTTGCTTTGCATAAAATCCAGTAATATTTGGTTAAATGTTTTCATATTATTCTGCGTATTCTTGTATGTCATAGTAATGATCAGCTTGATAAGGCAATACGCTAATTACGTTCTTAGCATCCCACATTTGTTTAACGCATTTCTGGAATTCTTCAAATGAGTGGTACGGCGCATCTATTCTAGATCCATCGTCGTAGGTTACTTCTACTCTAGCGATCTTATAATTCTCTATGTATCCACCGAAGCGGGCATTTTCGTATTGATCGTCTGTTCTAAAAGTAAATTCAATTCCTGTTAAGTTGTCTATATACATAAGTTTCTTTTTAGTTATTAATAGCAGTATGGTCCTATCATTGTCAAAGGTACATCGTATCTACCAAATCCGTCTATTTCGTGTACAGTAGCTTTAGTCAATCTGATATCTTTTATGATGAACACTTTACCGCTTGTCTTCTTGTGTTCTACTATAACCTTATCTCCGATACTGAAAGCTTTACGCTTTTCTTTTGAATCGATTTTCTTCTTTGATTTAATAGTATCTACTACCATTCTATTTAACTTTGATAATTCTAATAAAGTCAATTTGTTTAATTGTGACTGAGTCATGTTTTATATTTTTATTAATTAAAGTAATAAGATTCCTGTTCCCATCTGCCATTAACATTTGTTTCTACTACGTAGTCTCCATTGTATGGTCTATTCTCTCGTAGTACTAACCAAATTCTATGAGTGTCGGTTTTGATCTTTAACTCATCACCGTCCCATGCTTGCTCGATTGTATCCATACTGTTTAATTCAGCTTTAGTGTATTCGTGTAACATAATTAAATTATTTATTGTTATAAAATTTAGAGTCGTCAATTTCGTTGTAAGAATAGTCTACGGTTATTCTCTCTTCTAAGAACTTCTCTTTAACCACACCTATCTTACGATCTTCTATAGTTACTGTACCAACTCCATCGTATGCTTCTAATTCTATTTCGTCGTATTGATCGCATGCCGCTTTGTAACTAAAGAAAGGACCAAACATTACACTATAGTCTGCTGCATCGAATCCATCTAATAAGAATGATTCTCCGTACCCATCTTTGTACTTCATGTAGTATGGTGATTGAGTAACGAACCATACGTTAGGAGATTTGCCATCACCGATAATTTCACTAGCCAAATCTTTAGCTAATTTTGCAGTTGCATTTTTATATTCAGCTAAAGCATCTTTCTCTTCTACTTTAGTAGCTTCTACTTTAGGCGTATTTAAGATGCCAAACAATAAAACGTATTCTCTGATCTTAGTTACAATTTCGTCTCTCGTCATACCTTTATAACTTTTATAAACAATATTATATGGTGCATTAGGAGTGTTTGTTTCTACTCCAGTTGCAACGTCTAAAGTCCATGTGATACGCTCTGTTTCGTACATATAACCTAATGCACTGTTAACATGACCGCTATCTAACCATGCTGGAATGTGACATATTACTTTCCACAATCCACGCTCAGGATTTTTAACGAATCCTAAATGTCTTAAGTAAGTACGGTAAGTATTGCTACGATAAAATAATTGCTTGTTGTATTTTTTCCACCAAGTTGGTTGTTCGATACCGTTCATTGCTGCGTGAAATTCTTTAGTAGTGAATGTGTCGCCTATGTTCTTAGAATTAATAAATGACTTAACTGATTGAAACAGGTTTGACTTTGGTGGAGCGTTCATAGTATCTAATGCTTCTACTAAAGTGTCTTGAGCTACGAAGGTATCTTTTAGGTTCATACCACCGATATGCCATTCGATTGTTTCTTTATCTGTATAACGACGATACTCTTTCCAATCGTAAACACTAAATACAGTGCCGTCTTCTAATTCCAATTCCCACTCGTTTTGTACCTTATCGTGGTGGTCACCGCTATGGTTTGGCGCACCTAAGATAATTTGTAGATCTGCTAACGTAGCACTAATTGTAGCACCATGAAATGAAGTACCGTCCAACGATTTGTTTGTTTTCTTTATCATAACTTATTTTTTGTTTTAATGTCTGTAAATTTAATGTCTGTGTCGGTTAAGTTTAATGTGTGACCGATATACACAATTGATAGGAATAGTATTACTGATATCATATTAATTAGTTTAATGAAGGCATTACTGAATATTCTATGTCTGTGTTGTGCCACTTTTTCATGTACCTTTGCCATGACATTTCACCTTTATCTATTTTAATTTGATCTAGTTCCATATTGTGAGGTATGCCTGCGATAAAGTCTTGATTATCTAAGAATTCAAAATTAACGTGGCAATCTGGAAAAGACTCACTAAGTGCTTTATGATTCAACTGCATGTTTTTCCACATAAGCTCTTTGTCATAATCTTCAAATACTACAACCTCGTGGTCAGTAACGATCTCTTTTGTAAGCGCATTTTTAATGTAAATTCTAACTTTCATAACTATTATTGTTTGATATAAGGTAAAATTACACAATTCTGGCTATCTAGAGCTGTTTTATTGAACTATTTTCGAAACTTCTTCATAGATAACCAATCAGTTATGTATCTGTTTTTTAGTAATATGAGGAGTTTTCATAACGCGTTGATTACCAATAGGTTAGAACACTATGAAAACCAATCAGTTATGAATGGTCTTAAATTATATGTGTAAAGCGTTGGGAAATTACTTGTAGTCTATGATATCGTCTACATTTAGGTTACCTTTATCGTCGTAGCCTATTCTTTGTAAGTGTTCTAAATAGAATGGATCTAAGTCGTAGAACTTCGTATTATTCTCTTCTAATACATCTTCATCGTGTATGTACTTGGACTCTATGTTTCTCGTTATACGATCGCTGAATGGATCCACTGCGAATAAGAAACTGCAGTTATAGCACAACCATCTCAAGTTCTCCAATCTCCAATCAGATTTGTTACCATTAGAGAAGTTAATCAATAACGGTACCTTCATATCTAATATGCGTTTCTCTTTGTATCCACACTCAGCACAACAATAACCTAATCTACCATCTTTCATCAATAGATCTTTGAGCTTTGCTATTCTTTGGGGATTTGCCACTTGTTTATCAGTAAGCATCTCGTCCAAGTCCTTCTTAAAATTACTGCCTTGAAAATTTTTAGGTATACCTTTAGCAGATTGATTCATGTGCAAATCGAATAAGGTTTTACCTGTATCACGATCTATATACTTACTCGCGTATTTCTTGTACGTAATATAAGTGATCTTCATCCATCTTGCAGCTTCGTGGTTACTACGCGTATTGTTGATTGCTTCCCATATCTGATCTTCTGTGATCTGGAGACCTTGGTATATAAATTGAGGTTTATCTTTATTCTCTTCCATTACTCTTGTATTTTTGGGTTAATCGATATAATTAAACTCCAAAGATCGTAAGCCGTTTCTAATATTATTTCTTGACCACTTTGATCTATTAAAGGATTCAATGTACCGTCTGGATTCTTTCTATCGTAAAGGTAGAATGCCATTATTTCTGAGCATGATTCTCCGAAGTGTAAGTAGTACATTAGATCTATGATCGATAAAAACTTCTCGTCGTATTTAAACATATCCACATCCATGTCTGCATACATTAGCGCTTGTCTTACTGTTATCTCTTCCATTGAGTTTATCATTTGAACAAACATCTCTTTCTTCTTATCCAACTCGGTTCTCTTCTTTCTTCTAACGTAAGACTTAACATTCAATATTCCATCTACCGCGGTTTGTATCTCTTTGAAATCTTCTGCCATTGTTATAGTTTTTGTTTGGCGATTACCTTTTTTGGTTTCTTCTTTATCTTTTCTACTAATTTGGTAATCTTATTACAAGATTCATAATCTTCCTCTTCTATATAAAATAGGATACAAGTCTCTAGCGCTTGAATCCATTGATTCTTGTGTAGTTCTATATAACAATTTGAATCATTAATCTCGAATATAGAAGCAAAGGTTTTATTATTTTCTATAGCGTATTCTATAGAAGCTGGAACTTCTTTCTTTATCAGAGTCTTTAGTATCTCTGAACTTTGTATATCATGTGCTTTTAGAATGTCTATGTTTTCAAAGACTGCACGAGGAGGTCGGTTGTTTTTCATAACGATTATTGTTCTTTTATTCTCCACCTTTGAAAGCCTTCATAATCATGTCTGATATAGAAGTCAAAGGTATTGTGAAGCCAATCACATTCTTATATGCATTTCGATCATCGTAAGCAATGGAAATACCAGCATCTCCCAATCTCTTTTGTAGGGCCACAGATATCTTATTTGCCAACTCTTGCTTAGCTCTTGGATCTTGAATTTCTTGACTCAATATGAATTGCATTTTAATACCCATCTTTGTGGTGTTATCGTTCACATCGAATTGTATATTAAATGGCATCTTCTTGCCGTCTATTGTCAAACTTACTGGATATCTAGGTTGTTGTGAAAGTGCCATTGTGTCTTTTATCTTATAAATATTTAGAATACGTTCTTGATGAATGTTCCCATCATTTTGTCTGCGTGATCTACCATTTGCAATACGTCGATCTTAAGTCCATTGTATTCGTACGTACCTACTGCATCCACTGATTCTCTAATGATAACCTGTATATTAGGAACAATGTTTAGATCCACGTTCTCTTTTGCATCAAAGTAGATAAGTATATCGTTCTGCTTTGGTTCTTCTATAGGACGCACCCGAGCTTCAAGGATTAGATCTGTCTTAGGTTGCTCATATTCTATATAGTCAGCAATTAGAGACTGATCTACGTATATGTTATTGAACCAGGGCTCTAACGATAGTAATAGGTTTGCGTCGCAATTCTCTACAACTATTCCTATATCGTACCTCGGTTTTAGTATTGGTCTTTGATATTCGTCATTCTCAATCCAACTACCCCACTTTCTAATATAATTTCTTGCTGCTTTTGCTGATGCATTCTTAAAGTAATCATCGTCTTTACCAATCTCTTCTGTCCATCTGTGTCCTCTACAAGTTAAGTGGTATACGAATGCGTCTCTTGACTGGATTAGTTCGTATCCGTGTAGTATCCATCTTTGGAATATGTCCGAGTCTTCGTAAGGGAATGGAGCAAATAATGCATCGTGACCTCCCATTGCAACGAAGTCTTCTTTGTATATGATCCAAGGAGCAAACATACCATTTGTTGTTTCGTTTGCAAAAGTTGCTTGAGAATCGTAGGCGAATATTTCAAATGCATCTATATCTAAATTATCGAAGTCGGTACCAAAATCTTTAATGATCTTCTCTTTACCTGCTGGGTGTAGAGGAGGTTCTACTCTTGTTGCACACACTACAGTTTCTTTTTGTAGGTGCTTTAACAAGTTCTCTAGATAATATGGACCTAAGATCATGTCTGCGTGCATTATACCTACCACTTCTGTCTGTGCTAACTCAATTCCTTTATCATATAGTATTGTATGACCAACTCTTTTATCAGATCTGTATACAGCGGTAATATTATCATCGCTAATTCCAGCCAACCATTCTGTTGTACCGTCGGTAGATCCATCGTCTAACATAACGATCTTGCAGTCTTTAGCGCACCTCTTAATACTGTAGTATGCGTTTTTTAAGTGTCTTAAATTATTGCTAGATGGTATGACTAGCGTTACGTCTTCTTGTCTTAGCATAGTTTTAAATTTGGTCTTTTCTCTTCTACTTTATTTACTTTTAATTTGAATATACCCAACTCATAATCTCCAGGCTCTGGTACATCGTAAGTTAGTATGTCTGGTAATGTTTGCACTAGTTGCATTATTGAATTGGAATCTAATATTAAATCATTATAATCCACTGAAACTATGATATCGTTAGTAAGTTCATCAACGTATTTTGATTTTATATCAAAAGAACTTAAGTGGCTCATAGTATCTATATACGCTTTAGATATAGCTTCTTCTCCTAATTTTATATTATTGAAGTAAGGTTCTAATTGATTTAATGTAGTTGCCATCTTATTACAGTTCTTAACTTCAAAGCCAATATCGTACTTAACATTGGGTATTGGTTCTAATGTGTCTGTTTGCTTTAAGAATCCTCCCCACTTACGAATGTACTCGTTCATTGAAATGCTGTTATTTATTTGCCATGCTTCATCTCTCTTCTGAAAGTCTTCCATCTTTTCTGCGTGAGCAAACTGTCCGCCTCTACAAGTCAAATGATATACCATTGCAGACCACGATTGAATCAAATCGTATCCATGTAATTTAAACCTTCTGAATAGATCCGCGTCTTCGAATACAGATCTGAATACTGGATCGTGACCTAAATGTTGGTCCTTTCTAATTAGCCATGGAGCAAAGATACTTTTGGTTATCTTATCGCTTTTGTTAGCTTCAACGAACCAGTTAAACTCTTCGATCTTCAAATCTTCTGGCCACATGCCAAAATCCTGTACTATCTTCTCTATTCCTTGCGGGTGTAGTGGCGGTTCTATTCGAGTAGCGCAAACGATGTTGTCTTTTGTTTTGATATCCATCATGTGTTTGTCTGCATGAGGACCAAGAATCATATCAGCGTGAAATGCTATTACGTATTCTCTATCAGCCCATTGAAACATGCTATCGTAAGCGAAACCAATTCCTCTTGGAGTCTCTTCGTGGTTTTGAATAAACTTAATACCGTTCTCTCTCAACCATTCTACAGTTCCATCTGTGTCTTGATCTACGTACACAATGATTTGATTCGGGTAGTAAGAATTATCTTGAATAGATTTGATACATGGTTTTAAGTATCGTAAATTATTCTTGCTTGGTATGCAGAATGTTATCATTTAAAAAACTGTTTATATTTTTCTCTATTATCTAAAAGGTATTTTGGTAATTGTGATTCATCTATCCAAAAATTAAAATGTGTTCTACCTAAAACGTCTTGATTATTATCCAATAGATCTTTAACTCTGTCTTTAACAGAATCGTTATTGTATTCTTGGTGACCGTAAGATTCTAGCTTAAGTTTAATTTGATCTGGTCCACCCATGAATGTAAAGTGCCAACCTCCGTTATTAACGTATTCATATTTAGTTTTAGATGGAGTTCTAAGATGGTTTAAGCATGCACCATCTATGTTTCTATATCTAGTTAATAGAGTACCAGCCCAATCTTCTGAAGATCTGACATTGATATGACCTGAATACGCGAGCTGTTTTAATTTATAGATCTTATCGTTTTCTATTTGTGTATAGTCCAATTCTGGATTCCATATCTCGTCTAAGTCGGTTACAAATATAAGATCGTCATTCTCTGCGTTTGCATTTTCAATAGCAAATCGTATCATTTCCTTTTGATAGAATTCTTTTAGCCAATGTAATTCCCCTTTAGGTACATTAGAAGTAGTTAATGCTTGAATACAAACATCTTTAATATCCCTATCTGTATTAGGATCTAATATACGTTGCTGTAAATCTTCAAACGATTTTGGTGGATCGTAAGTTACGTGGTGGTATATCTTGTGTAAATACTTTGAAAACCTTTCTTTATTATCTTGAAAGTATAATGGCTTTTGTTTACCTGAAAAAGTCTCTACGCATTCTATCAATACGAATTGATCTACGTATGGATCTAGCATCTCTAGTCTTAATTCTAATAGATCTAATTCATTAAAGAATGTGAATACATCAAATACTCTAGCCATATATCTTGCTTTCTTTTTTATATAATTCAAATTCTCTTACTACATCTGTATAAGATTGTAGTTGACCTTGTCTATCCATGTATGTAAACTTACGAGATACATTGTAACCACACGACCAATATCCATCAGATACGTTATGTCTACACCAATACTTCGGTGCTATGATTAGATGAGCATCACTGCAAAATGCTGGGAAATAAGCAAAGCTTGAATTTGATATGATTAACCACTTAGCATTCTTAACAATAGAATAGTCTTTAGCTAAATCAAAGTGATATACATTGTCTGCTAATTCAGGTAATAATCTCTTCGCCATATCAGGATTCTCTGTTATGATTAAGAACTGCATATTAGGATTCAAACTAAGCATGTGATAGATCGCTCTAACCCAATAATCTCTTGATAAGAATAGAGTTTTATCTGCTTCGTAGTCTCTGATATTCAATACGCATATATCATCGCTTCTAAAATCTGTGCAATCAAATTCTGGTTTTACTTTTAACCAATTTTTAATCTCTTCTCTATAATTCCAAAAATAGTCTTCATCTTGCATGATACCCATGATTCTAGTATCGTCAGCTACGTTCAATAAATCTTGATCTATTAATCTTATATCGCAACCGTGAGTACGATCATGTTCTGAATGATCTAGCTTTATTCTTGTTTCTTTTTCTGTGTACATGTTATACTCGTGCTCAGGTACTTGTATACCCAAATCTATGTCCATAAAGTACACGCCTTTATCGTTGTATCTTCTATCTCCAAAGTTTTCTAATCCGGTATAACCGAACTCATACCCATTACGTTTAGCTATCGCTCTAGTAGTTACGTAGACTGCAAGTTGGTTACCGAAACCTTGACCATACATGAATTGAGTGTATATCATATTACTTATCTAGTGATTTAGGTAAGAATTTAATTTTGTGAAATGCTCTTCCCATATTTCTGGGAAGTGAGAGAATCCAAAGCTTACATCTTTTCTCACGTCTCCATAAGTTTCATCTTGATTATTTCCGGTAAGTTCGTATCTATCGTGATAAATAACTATAGATTCTTTTTTATCTATTAAATTCAATCTTTTACCTAAAACATCTATCCATGAATCGCAGCTTGGATGATGAGAAAATTCTCCAGTTATTTCAACCCATTTTTTTGGAAGTATAGGGAATAAAACTCCCTTATTCATCCAAAAATCTTCCATGTTTTCTACTTTAGGACTTATAACACAAAACTTTTCGTGATGTTTTAATATTTCTAAATCCCAATCCTGACTTTTCATAATTGCATCGTCGTTCCATAAAAATAAAGAAGTACCGCTAGCTTTAGTGCATAAATCATTTATATATAAATTTAACCCCCTATATCCGTATCTTTCATAACAGAAAGACTTTACATTTGGTCTTTGTATTGAATATTCTTTTATTTTTTCAATAGTTTCTATGTCATCATTATCTAACGCAACTAATACTTCAAAATTATCTATATTGTTGCAAGTATTAAAAAGAGAATCCACAGATTTACTAAACATTTCGTATCTTTTTCTAGTAGGTATCAATACACTTACTTTTTTCATTTTTTATTTTTTATTTTATAGTATAAGAAACCAATTCGAATTTTGGACATGGAACAATAAATGTACCACCATTCGCTAAAAACTCGTTTTCTCTAGATACAAATTCGTTTATGAAGTGCCATGGAAGAACTAATAAGTAGTCAGGCTTTTCTTTTCTCATGTGATCTTCCGAATAAATAGGTATATTAGTTCCCACAGTTTTTAATCCCCACTTATAAGTGCTTTTATCAGCTATGCCATCTATTAATGTGCTATCTAAATTAAAGTATTGTAATAGCGTATTGCCTTTCGTAGAGGCTCCATAAGCCCAGATTTTCTTGCCTTCAGATTTTTTATCTTTTATAAATTCATAAACTTGACTCTTTAAGTTTTCTATTTTAGAAAAGAATGCATTCCAAGTTTCCTGGCTATTTAAGTTTAAAGATTTTTCGTATTCTAAAATAGAATCAACTCTGTAATTTGAAACATCTCTGTACTGTTGAGTTCCAATATTCTTCATGTTATTATTTTGCGAAGTGGCGTACACTCTAAAAGATCCGCCATTAACATCGTTTAATTCGCAATTAAATACTTTAAAGCCGCTATCTTCTAGCAATTTTTTGATATTAAATAGTGAATAATACCAAATATGTTCGTGACATATGTTATCGAAAGCCAATTGATTTATCATCAAAGGTGTATAACTCATCTGTAATACAAAAACGCCGTCCTCTTCCAATATACTGTGAACTTCCTGTAAGAATTTTTTAGGATCTTCTAAATCGTAAAACATGGCAATACATGTGATAACCTTTGCTTTATATTCTCCAAATTTAGAGTCCTTGTAAATCTTTGAACTAAAAAAATCTTGTATGATTAAATTTGCATGTTGCTCTGCTTCTACTTTATATGTATCGTCAGCAGGATCTATACCTACTCTAATAAGATTCTTAGGTAAAAAGCTTAGCAATGTACCATCATTACTAGCAATATCAATCCACACATCATTATCCTTTAACTTTTTTATTTTGTTAACTGAATCCACTATTTCTTTTAATTCGTTCTTCATAGTTTCATTGATACCTGATCTATACCAATATTTTCCAAACATGTCTTCCATTTTTGGAGGATTTTCTAATCTTGGAGCTTCTATGTTTTCGTCTAACACAACTTTTAACTCGTGTCTATCTAATCTTGGTGTCTCTCCATCTTTTACGAAATCTGACATGTACAAATTTCCTAGCGTTAGCAGTTGTTTCATTTTCTTACGTTGTTATAATTTTGTATAAAATATTCAATAGTTTCTTCTAATCCATCTTGTAATTTAGTGAATTGGTAATCTCCAACTATTGATTTTAAATGAGAGTTATCAGCATATTTTCTAAGTTGGCCATCTGGTTTAGCGGTATCAAAAACTATTTTATTTTGAAATTTCATGATATCACAAATAGTAGTAACCACTTCTGCTATACTCACTTCTTCAGAAGTTGCCATGATTACTGGCTTAATGCCGTTGTAGTTTTCAATCAAAATTTCACTTAATTTGGCCACGTCTTTGGAAAATATAAATTGTCTTAAACCTTTTCCAGATCCCCAAACTTGTAAGTCTATATTATTAATTTTTGCTAAGTAAGCTTTATGAATTAACGAAGGTATTACGTGGCTTGTTTCTAAGTTATAATTATCATTGGGACCATAGATATTACAAGGTATTACTGAAAAATATTCTGTGCCGTATTGTTGATTGTATGCCTTAATTTGAATATCATTCGCCCTTTTTGCATGAGCGTATCCGTAGTTAGTTTCATGAGGAGGTCCTAAATGTATTTTTTCTTCTGTAAGAGGCAGTTCTATTGTTGAAGGAAACACACACGTTGAAGAAAAAGCCAATAGTTTCTTAACGCCAAACTTTCTTGCAGATTCTATAACGTTTGTTCCAATCATTAAATTGTTGTAGTAATATTCCCCCATCGCTGCCATATTTCCGCCTATGCCACCAACTTTTGCAGCGCAATGTATTATATGAGTAGGTTTGTGATCTTCTACCATTTTATTAGACTGGTGAGGATCGGTTAAATCGTACTCCTTACCTATTTTAATATCAGCTTTTATTTGGCTGCCTACTAGACCTTTTGCACCTGTAACCATTATTTTTTTATTACTTTCCATAATTTTTATTTTTTCCAAAATGAATAAATGCCTTTGTCTAATTCGTATGAAGGCCAAATGAATCTTTCTCTGTTTGGTTGAAGCTGAGCCCATAACCACATATCATATAATCCTTCTTCTAATGTGGTCTTATGCTTAAAACCAAGAATGTCTTCTGATTTTTGATACGTAGGAATCGAATGTTTTACTTCATGTCTCCCTTCTTTGTATTGATACTCTGCTCCGTATTTAATTATGTCTCTTAATACTTTATTAGCATCATTGATACTCCACTCTTCCACTCCTCCTAAATTGATAATCTCTTTAGACGCTCTTGGTTCTACCGCTGCATTCCATAGCGGTTCAACTATGTCGTCGATACAACTGAATGCTCTTGTTTGTGTGCCGTCTCCGAAGATTGTCATTGCTTCTCCATTCATATGTTGATACATCCAAATACCCAACACGTTACGATATTTGTCCCATATATTTTGCTTACGACCATATACATTGTGTGGTCTGATAATAGTCCAATCCAAACCATGTTGTTCTCCAGCAATTTGAATATCCATCTCGCACGCATACTTCGCAACTCCGTATGGATCTATTGGTTTTGGCACTTGAGTTTCATCGAATATACCGCCGTTACCATGTCCGTATACCGCTAAAGTAGAAGTAAAAATTAGTCTCTTCACATCGTACTTAATACAATTGTTTACCACTCTTGCTGTTGCTACTAGGTTATTATCGTAGTTGTATCTTCTAATGAATGGACTTAAACCTTCTGCTGCGTAAGCTGCGAAGTGAAATACATAGTCAAATTCATTAGTAGCAAAACAATTCTCAATAGGATGTTCTACTAAGTTCATTTGCCAGAAGTTAACTTTTTGGTTTACATTCTCTAAGTACCCACCTGATAAATCGTCAATACCAACTACTTCTACTTCTGGTTTATTATCTATAATCCAATCTGCAAGTCTTGAACCTAATAAACCCGCTACTCCTGTTATTAATACTTTCATACTATTTAATTATTGATACTTTTCTGTTAAACGTAATTAAACCCGTTCCGTGTAAATGTCCTATTTCAGTTAAATCATATTTGTCTAATAATATAGAATTCCACCAATTGCCCATACCTCCATTTATATGAATATCGTCGCAGAATAAATAGCCTTGCCACTCTATTCTGTGTAACATATCAGTAAACACTTTTTCCTGTATTCCATCGTGTGGATCTATATCCAAATAGATTACTTCTGCTGAGTGAATAATATCTATGGATTCTTGATTTACATCCAATATTTTTACTTCTATGTTTGCTACGTTATTTAGGTATTTGTTTTCAAATCTATCAGTGATATCGTATGTAATTATATTATTTGTTGGGTTTTGTTTTAGAGCATAAGCTGACCATCCATAATGAGTACCTGCATCTAATATAGTTACATTATTAAATTGACTTGAAATATAATTAAGTAATTGAAATGCTTCTCCTTTTCTATATACCCAATCTAAATTTAATTCTTTTTCAAAATATCCGATGTCTTGTTTTAAAACCTCTGAATAATCTATTTTTAAGATTTGCTCTTTGTTCATTATAAACTTTTTTGTGTTACGTGATAATAATAATTGTCTCTTCCATGAAACCCGAATGGTATGTTTCCATAGTTCTCTGCTACCATAGTTTCATGACTAAATTCAGCCGCCACTTCTATTGGAGCAAACTTACATCCTGCTGATTCGTAAGTTTTTCTATGATGACAACAAAAGAACCCATCTTCGTGATAAAATCCATAATACTGTTTCCATTCTAAATCTAAATCTTTTGCCACACATAATAACTTTTTACTTCTTAGTGTGAATCCTCCGTTACCCATTCTTTGTATGTTGCCGTCTTGATCCCTAAAAGAGAAGTCGTCTTGAGGTAGAGGCCATAAAGCTCCTATATAATCGTATTGCATCCACTCTTCTTGCCATTTATCTGGATTAACTACATATCCATCGTTTTGTACCAATATACAATGCGTTGTGTTAATGTACTCGTGCAATCTATAAACTATAAAGTGGTTATACTGTTCGTAGTTTAAAGGTTCGCATTTGATTATCTCTACTACATCGTCTTGTATATCGTCAGGAGTAATTAGGATCGCACGGTCAAACTCTAATTCTCTCATAGAGTACTTGATAGCCTTTAAAGTTTCTGCAGCTTTAGTGCCTGCTACAGCAGCGATGGTTACGTTATCTAGTTTCATATCTTCTTATTACTCTTTGAATTTCTTCTTGTTTTTGTTTTTCTGTCATCATGTTAGTTGTTCTAACTTTTGCGTTTCTATTTACTGCGCATACTATATCTATAACTACAGGATCTCCGTATAACATGTACAATCTCTTATAGTATTCCACATCCACTAGCCAATTTAAAGTCTCATCAAATTTTGGTTTTGTATATTCGTTTCTAATCGTTAATACAGATGGACAACTTATAGTATTAATTCCAGCGTATATGCGATCATGATAGTAGGGAGTCATTCTATCATACATAGTTACACAATCATCGGTATGTACACACGCAGTAATGAACCAATCTTTATCTTGATTCTCGGCTATACTATCGTATATGATTTGAAGAGAATCAGTGTCGTATAAGAAATCGTCTTGAAATAACATCTTGATAAATAGACCACTTGAATGTTCAATGGCATTATTCATATTAGGTGCTATCTTGCCTCTACCGTTAGAATTTCTGAGGTACTTAATATCCATCATTGAACTCCAAGAATTGCATAGGTTCTTTATGTCATCGTCCTCGCTATGATCTGATATAACTACTTCGTAATCTGTGAAGCTCTGTTGCGCTAATATGTTAAATGAGTGTTCTAAGTATTCAACTCCTTTACCTTGAATTCCCCATGTGGGGATAGCAACACTAAAAAAAGGTATTACGCTTTTATCCATGATTGAGGGTATAAATCTTTTGTATCGTGAACTCCGTTGTATGCAGGTCCGAACCATTTCTTTGGAGCTATAACTTTCTTATTAGGATTTTGGTTTAACCATGCACCCCACCAACTAAAACTGCTATTAGCTATTACGTTGTGATGGCACATACTCATCATACACATATCTACATCAGGATCGTTTCCTTCCATGTAAACAATGTTCTCTTGATCTCCAAATAATTCTTTTGCATATTCTATATCGTCAGAGAATATTAAGAAACAATAGTTACCATCCATAAAATGGGTCATAGCATTGAAGTAGTAGTCAGCATCCATTACGGGGTGAAACTGTTGAAGACCTGCGTAATCTCCTTTTCTTAAATGTACTGATACGAATTCTAAATGCATCGGTACAAATGGAGGCAATTTTGGAAATAAGGACTTAGCTTTAGTTTTTGTTTCTGAATTGAATTCAAAGAATTCTCGTATTGTTTCGCTACAATGTTCAAAGTACTTCTCTGTTTGAAAGTAACCCATTAGATTTGTTTGATCTGGCACTTTAAATAGATCTTGACAGAAGTGGAAGTGTGGTTCTTGTGCTACGTGTAATGTTATTATCTCTGATTGTGGTTTCAATGTCAACTTAACATTTTCAAAATACTTAGGCAAATCAAAGTATACTTCTCTTCTAACTCCGTCTTTAAAGTCTTCAACGCTTGGTATTTCTGTGTTCTCTATAGGAAATGCTACGCTGTGTCCAACTTTATTAGCAACACCTACGGTGGAAGCAAATTGAAACATTTGATTTCCCAGACGCCCGTGATGTCCTATCTTATTATAACTTATCATATCATTTGTTTAACTGCTTCGTAAACTCCTATAGATGGGAAAAATCCTAATGATCCCAATTTACTTGAATCCAAATACATGGACTCCACTTGTACTATCTTATGAAAGTCTGATGCTTCCATTGTTCCTATGTTACTATTAGATCCGATTTCTTGTTTTGCGTAAGCAATAATATCTTTGAATAGCGTTGGTTTTCTTGCAGATCCTAAATTGTATATCTCTCCGCTTTCTCCACGATCCATAACGAACTTAATACCTGCAACTACATCATCAACGTGTACGAAGTCTCTATAGAATTCTCCATTGTTGTACAAGTTGATATCTCTATTGGCCTTCAATTCGTCTATTAAAAATTGCAATGCGTTCTTTTTCTTTGAAGCTTTACCATCTCCTTTACCTATTACATTTCCAAGTCTTACGATCTTATACTTAATATTGAAAGTCTTACAATACGATTCTATTAATTGTTCTGCTGCTAACTTAGTTATAGAATAGAATCCCTTTGGTTTACAAGGAGATGATTCTCTAGCTGGTAAGTGAGTATCACCGTACACAAACCACGAACTGATGAATGTAAACTCTATGTCTTTTCCTTTACAGTTGTCCAATACTTTCATTAGATGTATTAGATTTGTTTCTATGTCTACGAAAGGATTTTCTAATACGTTGTAGTTATCTACAGTGCTAATCAAATACAGTACTCTATTAGATCGAGGTTGTACTTCTTCTCTTGGTATTACTACTGAATCTTCTTTGTATTTTTTATGGAATTTTGATCCTATAAATCCAGTTCCTCCGAATATTGATATCATTATTTAAACTTTTTTATTACTTCTTCAATGTATGCAAACACTTGGTCTGTATAGTGAGGCGCTGCACCAATAAAGAATACTTTGTCTAATACTTTGTTTGCTTCTGGATAATTCTTATAATCGTCCAAGAATGCATAGCCTGGATGCATTAAGATATTTCCTGCAAAATAGTTTCTTGTTTGAATCTTATTCTCTTCTAAGAATGCGACTAATCTGTGTTTTAGTCCGTCTTCGTCGCATATAAATGGAGTACCGAACCAACAAGGATCTGCTTGTTCTAATTTAGATGGCGATCTTAAATTTGGAATGTTGTCTGTAAATATCTTTGTTAGTCTTGCTTTAGCCGATCTTCTCTTTGCTTCCATCTCGTCTAACTTAATTAGCTGTTCTAATCCTATTGCGCCTTGTAAATCCAATGGTTTTAAGTTATAACCCATTTGAGAGAATACATACTTGTGATCGATAACACCATCGTAATTATCTAACCACTTATCAAATCTATTACCGCATGTACCACAAGGCAATAAGTTAGCAGATCCAATGCAATAACAATCTCTACCCCACCAACTAATGCTAACGAATAGTTTCTTTAACTCATCATCGTTAGTACAAATCATACCGCCTTCACCTGTTGAGATGTGATGCGCTGGGTAAAATGAATTAGAGAATGCAACGTAGTATTCACTTAAGAACTTACCGTTCCACTTAGAACCCAAACTATCACAGTTATCTCCAATCAATTTTAAATTGTACTTCTCAGCCAGTGCAATCAATCTATCCATATCTGGAGGATTACCCAATACCGGAGATATGAAGATGCCTTTTGTTTTGTCTGTTATCTTGGCTTCTACTTGATCTAAGTCAAAGTTAAGTGTATCCCATTCTATATCAACGAATACAGGTTTTAATCTGTGTTGGTATAACACTGATACTGTAGTAGCAAATCCAACAGGAGATACAATGATTTCGTCATCGTCTTCCCAATTGAATCTCTTCTTTAACGCAGCAATCAATACCAAGTTAGCAGAGCTACCTGAATTTACCATGTGCGAGTGCTTAACATTGAATCTCTTACTGAATTGGTTTTCAAACTTGTAAACCTTTTCACCTGTAGTAATCCATTTACCGTTTAAGAAACTTTCTATTGCAGCTTCGGTCTCTTTATTATCCCAATAAGGACCTGAGTAGTAGATTGGTGTTTTGCCTGGCGTAAAGTTCTTAGCATTGTAAATGTAAGGAGCTACGTGGTTACCAACTAACTCTTGTATGTTTTCTAATTTAATCATTTTATGTTTGGGTTGAATATATAACATTCTAATCTTTCTATCATCCAAGGCGCTGATGCATCTTCTAATAGAAAATCGCATACTTTTTTATAAAATTCTTTTGATCTTAATTGTGCGTGTTGTTTTGTAATTCCGAAATGACCACCTGGCATGAATTCGTATTCTGTTGGAGGAGGCGCTTGTTCGAAGAACATACTCCAATACCTATCCACATCTATATCAGGATTAGAGTCTTGTGGTGCTCCATTACTTTGGCAAATTAATACTCGCCCTTCTCCATGTTGTTTAGACTGACTTAGTCCCCACATTGTGCCGCCTAGCGGAGATGGGACTGTTATAGTATTGAAATGAAATCCGTAATAACCCCCTATTTTTAATTGACATCTTGATTCTTCTGTTCCGCTATTTACGACTTCTATAATATCTTCCCAATGATCGAAAGGCCAATCTTGACCGAAGAATGTAATATCTGACAGATTATCGTAATTCGTGTATATGTGATTAAAGAAAGTGTGTACGCACCTTCCTTTGTTTGGTTCTAATTTAATCTCGTCTTCTCTTTGTTTTGCTTCATCTCCTTTTCTATATACAGTTACTTTAACATCTGCGTTGAGTTTATCTAACCAATCTAAGTACTTATCGTATGCTGCTACAACTAATTCTCTTGTCATTACTTTCTAACTTTTGGATAATTTAATATAAACCATTCTATCGATTCTTTTAAACCTTTCTCCAAAGTGGTGAATTCATATTCTCCAATGATACTCAAAAGTTTGGCGTTTGAAGATGGTTTTCTGTGTTGACCATTTGGTTTGTCTGTCAACCACTTTACTTTCCCTTTGAAGCCCATGTACTCCACAATCAGATCAACTACTTGCTTAATAGAATACTCAGTTGGATTTGATATGATCACTGGTTCAGTCCCTGTGTATTTCTGGATAAGTAGATCTACTATGTTCGCTACGTCTTTTGAATAGACAAACTCTCTAAGTGGAGTACCATCACCCCATACTTCAAAAGTCTTTCTATTCTTTTTGGCAAGATAACACTTGTGAATTAACATTGGAATTACGTGACCTACTTCTAAGCTATAGTTATCGTTTGGTCCGTATACATTACAAGGAATCACTGAAAAGTATTGTGTACCGTATTGTTGGTTAAACGCTCTAATCTGTACGTCAGCCATTCTCTTAGCGTAAGCGTAAGCGAAGTTAGATGGGTGTGGAGGACCTAATTCTATTTTAGTTTCGTCTAATGGATATTCCACGTTACCTGGAAATACGCACGTTGATAAAAATGAAACTAACTTTGGTATCTTTAACTCTTGACAAGCTTGAATCACATTAGTATTCATTCTAATATTGTCCATAAAAAAATCAGCAGGAAATTGCATGTTAGCCCCGACTCCGCCGACTTTTGCTGCGCAATGTACTACCACATCTGGCTTGTACATTGATATTGCGAATTTAGCTTTATCGTAATCTCTTAAATCTCTCTTAGAACTTAATTTAACTCCTTGATTGAAAGCAGATCCTATTAATCCAGTTCCTCCAGTAATTACTTTTGTCATTAGAATACTCTATTTAATTCTTTTAACCAATATGAAATCATTTCATCCAACATTGTTTCAAATGTATAAGTGGGTTTCCAACCAGTAGCTTTCATTAATTTGCTAGGATCTCCTTTTAAATCTGTTAACTCTTCTGGTCTTAGAAACTTCATGTCTAACTTTACATAGTCTTCGTAGTTCAATTCTAGCTTATTAAAAACATACTCGCACAACTGTCTAACCGAATGCGAAGTACCAGTAGCGCAAACAAAATCGTCGGCATCTTCTAATTGTAATATTCTCCACATAGCTTCTACATAATCTTTAGCATGACCCCAATCTCTTGTTGCTTCTAAGTTACCCAATCTCAATTCTGTTGATTGACCGTAGAATATCTTAACAGCTTCTTTAACTACTTTATTTGTTACGAAGTTAGTACCCCTTCTTGGTGATTCGTGGTTAAATAGAATTCCATTAGATACGAACATACCATAAGAGTTTCTATAATTTCTTGTTATGTTGTATCCAAATACTTTAGCGCAACCGTAAGGAGATACTGGATTCATCGGTGTGGTCTCTCTTTGAAATCTATCTTCGTCTATAGAGTTTCCAAACATTTCCGAAGAAGAGGCTTGATATATCTTTGCATTCTTACACATAGATAGAGTAGCTTCCAATAAATTAAGAGTTCCAATTGCCACTGTGTTTGCCGTGTATACTGGTTGATCGAAAGAGATTCTTACATGCGATTGAGCCGCTAAGTTGTATATCTCGTCTGGTTGTACTTTGCTTAGCACTCTATTAAGAGAGGCTAGATCGGTCATATCAGCGTAAGTCAAATTATCTTTGATCTGATCGTATACTTTGATTCTCGCTGTTTGATTTTCAGCTACAGAGTTTCTCTTCAGAGTGCCGTGTACTTCGTAACCTTTATCTAATAGTAACTCTGCTAAGTATGATCCGTCTTGACCGTTAATTCCAGTAATTAATGCTACTTTACTCATATAGTGTTGTATAAAGAATTTTGTTTTACTTGTCTGTCAATATCTTTAGGATGGTACAAAGCCCAGTCTTCAAATTCAGCAGGAAATATAGATGAGGTTTTCCAACCTTCCAATCTTTCGTGAACTTTACCGACCCATTGAATTGACTCGATGTTCTTACATATTCTTGTTTGATAATCAGGCCAATTAACTCGGCCTTTTTCGTCTACTCTCCAATGCCATGTTTTGATGTGTTCTTCAGTAAGACCTTTAACAGTGTTTACTCTAGGAACTCCATAACATTCTACATTACTATTCGCTTCTAATACCTCTTTAATTAATTTTAATAGGTGCTCAGAAAGGTATTCGTCCGCATCAATAAAAAAGATGTAGTCTCCTGTACAATTTTTCTTTAGATTATTTTTAAAAGCGGCAAAGTCTTTGTTAAGAGGAAATGTGATCGACTTTACAGGATATGCATCTACAACAAACTTTACTTTGTCTGTAGCGGTGTCGTCTAACTGAATAATGATCTCATCTTCGCCTTGCTTACCTTGTGTAAGTTGCTTTAATAGCCTGTTTAATTCCTCTGCTTCGTTGTGAGCGGTGATTGCGTAACTTATTTTCATATTCTTTATTTTATTTCAAATAACCCAATATAATCGCAAGAGTCAAAGAAGTCGCTTCCGAATCCTTTTAGACTAGCTGAATCTGATTTGTGGGTTTTGCCTTTGAATTTTGGAGTCTCTTTCTCTTCTTCTGTCAATTCAATAGATTTGATTGCACTCCACTCCCAATCTTCAGCGCTACTTCCATTTGCGAATACTGTGCCTTGATTTTCTATATTAATTACTTGAGGATACCACACTCGTTTATCTTCATCTACGTATTTGATATCTTTGTATAATTCTGGAAATTCGGCTTCGTATTGTTCGAAATCAAATTCTCCCTCTCTCATTAAATCGCTCGTAGTAAATCCACAGCTAAAGCATGCATATACATTATGAAACTCATTGATAGGCGTAACATAACAAGCATCTTCTGCTTTACACTTTGGACATATTGTTAATTGATCAGTCATTTAATAATGTTTTTTCGTTAGAAGTTGTATAACTAATTGTACTACCTGATGGAAGTGATGTACTTGTTGATGTTGATATGTCTCCAAAAGATGCTACATATGGATTAGCAATTGTAATATAACCAGTACCAGGAGTTGTTGTAATTGTTGTCCCCGTTGGTGTTTCTGGACCTCTTGTTGAATTAGGCGTTCCAACAAAAGGATATGTTTGATCATTTACTTCTGCTAATTTTTCTTTTAATATATCCCACTGTTTTGGGGTTATATTAAAATCGTGGACTCCTTCGGTAAATCCCTTCAGCCATAATATGAATTCTTTACTTGTCATTTTTAACTTCTATTTTTTTAAGTTTAGGTAATGTCAATCCTACTTGTTTAGGAATTTTATCTAAATAAGTTCCCAATAAAGTCTTCATCTCATCAAAGCTAAATTTGGTTTTTGATTGATGCGCTTGCTTCTTCGCTCTCTCTTCGTACTTAGAATACTTCTCGTATACATCTCTTAAATAGAACTCTGCTTGTTTTGTATCAGGACTAAACCATGCTGACTCTTTTATTAAAAGATTTTCTACTACTGCAGAAGGATGAATTTGTTTTAAAGCTCCTCCAATAAGACAGCAGTTTTCCATAAACAAAAAATCAACGTGTCCAGAGTACGCTGTAGTTATGATAGGCTTTTTTGATAATGTGAATTCTAAAAGAGGTCTGCCAAATCCTTCTCCTTTAGTTAAATTAAACATAGCCTTTACTTTTCCGTGATTATATAAGTTGTTTATGTCTTTATCATCCATCTCTCCGTGAAGTAGATAAATGTTCGGCAAATTTCCACTCACAGATTTTTTTACTATATCGATCTTTCTTAAAATCTCTTCCCTATCCATAATACTAGATCCAGCTCCTGATGTTTTAATTATTAAAGCAGGTTGGCTCTTTCTGTTTTTAAAAGTCTCTAAAAACGTTTTTATCATTAATGGAACGTTCTTTCTGTCTTCTCCAAATTCCCCTTGTAACCAATGTCCAACAAACAAGTAACAGAAGTCTTCTTTTATTTCATCCAAAGCCTGAACCAATTCAGTGCCGTCTAAATCTTCGTCTGCTACATAAAAATATTTGTTCAGATCAACGCCTTCGAATAATACTTCAATGGGTTTTTCTGCTTTTATTTCTTTAATTACTTGTCCTGTGGTTTTATCTTGCTCTTTAAATCCTGAATTTAACATCACGTTTTTAGCGTGTTGAGAAGAAACTAATGTTAAATTCATTCTATTTATTCCCTCTATCCAAGTTGCAGGACATATTGTAGTTTCTATACCTGCGGTTACTCCAATATTATATTTTCCCACTGGTTGAAATTCATTAGGAACCGTGATTTGAATCCAAACATCTGGCTGTTTTGGCATTTGGCTAGATTTAAGTATTAATTTTTCCAACCATCCCCACTCCTGCTCATTGTCTTTTATGTATCCCCATGGAGTAACTCCCCATCTTTGAGCTATGATATTGAATTCGTATTCGTCTTTTTTTAATTCATATAGAGCTTTAAAAAAATCTCTAGATCTTGCACCGTAACCTGAATATGTGTCTATTGGGCAACTTATCACACAGTATTGTTTCATATTAATATATTAATTTATGAGCTATTTTTTTTCTTGGTAAATCTTCTACTTTAATTAATTCAAATTGTTTTCTTGGTTTAAATTTTTCAAAAGTTTCTTCTATGCAGTCTAATACGTTTTGACACATATTACTAGAACTCATCATTGATTCTTTTGATTGGGCCCATTTTCTACCTTCTAGTCCTCTTTTCTCCCTCTCTTCAGATGGAAGTTCATACACTTTCTGTATAGATTTTGCTAGATCTCTAAAGTCCAATCTATCATCGAATATATAAGGCGTAGGAATAGATCCTACAATGCTTGAATTGCTAGGGAATACAGGTTCTGCCCATTCTCCATGTTTTTTATAGGTGCCGAAGTGATTAGAGCAAAAGTTTTCATTAAAATCAATCCAATTGCCTTGCTCATCTTCAAATCTCATTTGGTCTTGCATTCCTCCAGTAACTGTTGCTATAATCATTTTACCTGTCATCATAGATTCTGTCAATGATAGTCCCCATCCTTCGTTAGAAGAAGGCAAACACGTTACGTCTGATAAATTATAAAGTAAATTTATTTGATCTGCTCCTACTCTAGAATCATGAATAATCACTCTTTGATATTCAGGGTCGCAAAACAAATCTCTTACTACCCCTAAATCTGTACCATTTTCATCAGTCACTTGAGTGTGCATAAGTAGCGCACATTTTTTAGCTTTTTCTTTTCCTATAGTATCACAAAAAACAGAATATGCAAGAATTAAATCAGAAGTACATTTTCTTCTAATGTTTCTTGCGTTATAAAAAATTACAAATTCTGGTATGTCTTCTCCAAAAACCGCTTTCTTTTTTACCTGTAATTTTTCATATTCGTCTTTCATGAATTCATTGATAGGGAAAAATATCTTTTCATTAATACCGTGAGGAACATATTTTAAAACTTTGTTTTTTACTTTATCGCCTAATACAACTCTATTGATATTTAAAGTTTGTTTTGAAATAGCCATAAGAGTATCGCAAGATTCATAATATGCTTTATTGTATAAAGGCGCAGGTAAATCATCCCAAATGTTTAAATAAATCATAGGAATCTTTCTTCTAACTTCATTTTCCATTTGAAATAACCAGGTCCAATATCTTGGATCTGTAAAAAACATAATTGCGTCAGGTTTCTCTATGTCAAGAAGTTGTCTAACTAATTCAGGGGATCCGTAACCATTTATTGGATAAATAAAAACTGAAGCATCTGGAATTCCCATGATATTGTTAGTGTCTTCAGAAATATCGAGTCTCTTCCCTGCGTCTGGATGTTGTATTGCACCTCCTAAGTTTATCCAATTAAATCTATGAGATGTGCCTATAACTATCTCTCTTGCCATGGTAGATATACCGCTGGTCATTCTAATATCATCGCACATAAATAGGATCTTTTTTCTTTGATCCTGAGGAATGTAACCTTTTATCATTTGTAACTTATTTTATTGCATTAATTATTTCAGATCCAGTGTAGTAGGTGTTGTATTGCTCGTGCATCTTTGCTCTGAAGCCAGAATCAGTCAGATACATATACATCGTTCTCTCCACTATGTCTTGTAAGTTCATCTTAGTTCTTATTGAGGTGATCTTGAAGTCCTCATATAGAGTCTCGGGTATCTTTACAGACGTAATTACCCTTTTCGTTTTGCTAACCATATTATAATTTATTTACTATAAATATATAGATAAAGAGTAAATATAAATTTATAACAAAACTTTTTTATTTGTTCGGTCGCAGTGCTCTGGTTTGTCTTTGAATGGGCACCACTTGCATCCATCTAAGTTCTTTGTGTACTCTCTTTCTGCTATGTACTTGGCGTCAACTGTGAATGTTTCTCTAACAAAAGATTCGAATTCTGCCACTGCGTCTTTTACTTTCTTAGTGCCTTGAGCTGGAATAAACTCTTGAACATACTTTGTAGGAAAATCAGGACTAACATAAGGTCGTCTCTTTACTATAAAGAATCTGACTTCTATTTTATCTATAGGAACGTTTAGAGCTCTTGAGTAGAAGTGTTTGTACAAAAGCAACTGACTTATCTTGTTCTTGTCTTTTTTATCGTTATCGTTCCAACCTTTTGTCGAAGTCTTAATATCATAGATCTCGTAAGTCTCTGTGTTCTTATTAAAGAAGATCAAGTCGATTGAACCAGTCATGATCACATTTGGAATCTCGTCTACTATGTATTGCTCGATTGGAATCTCGATACCGATTAACTTAGTAGTTCTTAAGTTAAAGTACTCGCCTCTTCTCTTCTTAATCCAATCCAATATGGTAATACCATCTTCTATAAACTCTTTGAAATCGTTAGGCTTTATAAAGTGCTCGCCTTTCTGTTCTGCTAAAGCCTCTTTATAATTCTCGTACATTCTTTCTTTTAGCAATCCAGCCAAGTCCATTTCGTCTGCCTTTTTAGCTGAGTCTTCGAACATTACTTTTAACCAGTCTTGCATGGTTTCGTGGAAAGAGGTACCGAAAGTTAAATGCACAGAAGGTTTGAATATCTTTAGCTTCTTAATGTAGTTAAGATACCATTGATATTGACACTGCTTGTATATAGAATATTGTGAATAAGACACAGACTTCTGATAAGCATAATTTACTCCCCATACATGTTTTGGCATTGTCTTATTTTTTACCGTCTATTGTAGACTTTATTTTTTGTAGATACAGAATTGCATCCATGTGTTCTTCGATTGCATGTTGCAACCATTCTGACAAAGATAGATCGGTTCTGTCTAAATCGGTGTTGTATTTTGCTTTACCGACTCTTGATCTGTCGATAAATTGATCTACGATACCATCGACTATAGAATCAGTCTTTAGAACTTGTCTTGTGTTTTCGGATGTGTATATAATGTTGTCTCCGTATACTTCTCTATTCTTCGTCTTTTTCATTACTTTCTGTTATTGCTAATTCTGGTGGATAAAAATCTTTGTTTATGTGTCCGCATTTAACGCAACAAAAAACTTGAACTGGTGCCAAGCCTTCTCTTCCGTCTGCAGATAAAAATTTACTGACCTTTCTTAATAGCAATCCCATAGTAAAAGCATTGTGACCGCAACTGTCGCAAAGCCATGGTGTGGTTTTGGTTAAATCTACCTGTGGTTGTTTTTGATTCATTATTTGTTTTTTTCTTGTTTTAAATCCCAATAAATTTTTCTTACTTTAGCTCCTAACTCAGCATCGTTTGGTGTGTATAAAATAGTAGTTTCGTCCACTAAGATTAACATATGAGATGGATTTGCTGTACCTAAAGGTTCTATTTCTGCAAATGTTTCTGAAATTTCTTTACTTCCTCCGCATTTTACACATAATTGCCCAGCGCCTTCTACGTAATTAAAACGATAGTCGATGTGATCGTTAAATCTGTAAGCGGTTTCAGCTCCGCAGATAACGCATTTTTCAATTGGGTTATTTTTATACGGAGGTCTATCTATAACAGCGTCACCGGGCCCGTATTCCATTTTAACATACCGTTGTTTTTGTTCTTGCTCTAATGCACAGGAAAGATGGTCTACGCCAACAAGATAATCGTATTCTATTTCTGAGGTGTCTTTGCCACAATATTGGCAGATAAATAGGGAGTTTTCCATAGCGTTTTATTTATAACCTAAATGTAACAATTATGGAGAAGATGGAGAAATAAAAGTTTAAAGTAAAGCTGTTGTTCTTGACTTATTTTTTATTTTTTGTTAATTAACTTTGATTCCAATTTGTCTAGTCGAGAATCCATCATGCTGTATATAGCTTGTTCTGATTCTGCTCGACTTCTGTGAACATTTTCTATCTCTAAGGATAGTACTCTATTTGTTTGAGCGTCTATTTCAATGACGTCTCTATTGAGGTCTTCGATTCTTTTTTCTAACTTAATGGTCTTAACGAAGGCAATAACAGCAACTACCGCTAACGCGATAACCACCACTAAGCTCATCCCTAAAACGAATGATAGTGTTTCCATATTTTATTTCTCCTATATGCCAAAGAACAACAGCTTGCTGACAGGACTGGATTCGAACCAATATGCAGAGATTCAATAGTTAACAAAGTTGCTCGCGAGCTTGTGGTCTACCCATATCAACTATCTATTTCTTTATCTGCGTCCTCGGGACCGGAGGATGTGTATGCCGGGGTCATAACTGAGACAACCCAATTTCACCACCTGTCATTATATTAATAGATTCCGTCTTCGTCGTCTATTTTAAAATCCAATTTATTCTGATCGATTCTGGCTTGTTCAGCTTCTTTGTACCATCTAATCCAAGTTATAGATACATCAACAGGAGCCAATACCCAAGCCATTACTACAACCATAATAGCGTCTAACTCAGGAGAATTATATTCAACTCCTGATCTTTTGTATCTTTTGTTTAGTTGATAGAAACAATAGATAACACAAATAATGTAATAAATCAATAACATATTTTTAATTTTTATTTTTAAAGTTCCCACTCATGGATTCGAACCACAACAAACTGCACCAAAAACAGTTGTACTACCGTTATACTAAATGGGACTAAAGCCGCCTATATTTTTATGTACACATCGCTATTGACCGGTAATGCCAATGAGTTGTTGTGATACAGTATTTTTCCATCTTTAGAAAATCCAGTGATACTAATTACCTCGTCCTTATCAACATTAGCCAGCATTTTATTGCCCAACTTATCTGATACGATTAGTAGCTTATCTCCTATTTTTAATTCTATTCCAAATTTATTTGTTACCTTTTTCATTATGTTTTGTTAGATCTAAAGTAGCGTTGTGATGCATTCTTATTTGATCGCTTCTGTAATGTCTAATGTGACCTCCATCGCATAGTACAATACACCATATATCGTTCTCAAAAGTGCCTCCATTGGAAACGTACACTGCATAACCTTCTTTGTTGCCTTCTACAATAACTGGAATAGGCGTTTTAAATTCTAACATCATATAAATTTGCGGAGAGACAGGGATTCGAACCCCAGATACCGTTTCCAGTATGCCAGTTTTCAAGACTGGTGCATTCAACCGCTCTGCCATCTCTCCAGTAGTTTAAAAATGTTTTAATATTAGTACTATGAATACTAATTTATGACTTTTTTTAAACCAATACGGTGCCGGTGGAAGGGATTTTCACCCTCACGGAGTCCTTTTCGGTCACTCCACCATTCTAGAATAGGTACGTCTCAATGTTACTCGTCAGTTTACACTGTTTATTCCGCCACACCGGCATGTGAGCCTCGTGTAAGATTCGAACTTACGACCCTCTGATTACAAGTCAGATGCTCTGGCCAAACTGAGCTAACAAGGCATTTAGTAAAGAATCTGACTCGTGAAACACCAGATTGTACTTAATTTTGTTTTCTCACATTTTAAGTGGTCACCTATGGATGTAGTCTCTACTAAAAAAATTTAGGAAAGCAGAAGATGGGTGCGTGGACATCTGCTTTTACGATTGGCATTACTTTGGCTTTCGCCCCCTCAACCATATATCAGCCCTTTCTACAGTTAAAAGATATAAGTTTTCCCAATCAACCTTAATATTGAAACAAACTATCCACAATTTTTCTAAGTCGCCATCCAAGTCATGCTCTGGTTAAACCAGCGGCAGATAGTTATGTTTGTACTCTGTACGGGATTCGAACCCGTATTACGCCCGTGAAAGGGGAGTGAACTAACCCTTATTCGAACAGAGCAATAAAAAAGGCTCTAACTGAAGTTTAAAACAATTAGAGCCTTTGATAAGTTTTGTTAAAGCTTGAGACTACAGCTTCGACATGCAAAATCTTTAAGAGGATTATTTTGTTTCCCTCTCTGTCCAGTTCCTTTTGAGATCTATCTTTGCAATGCCAATTGATTAGGTCAATTACACCTTGAGCTACTTTAATTTAGTGGGATACTCTCTTTTTACTCCAACCGTTCAACTCTGCCGAGCTGATACATCCTTGCGAGATTACGACCTTTTAGAAAGAATACTCTCAGACTTGCGATCTTTGAGTGCAACGAACCTCTCGTTACTGTGTAGGCATCTTTCTCCCGTAGCTGGCAAGCGCTTAAGCTTATGATTATATTAATTTTGATAAATTGAAATCAAAGTTTTGACTTGTGGATCGTAAAGGTAGCGGCTTGCCACTGAACCTGCTCAGCTTTTGGCCAAGTAGATATTCAACTACCTTTTGAGATATCCCTATCTCGGTTATTTTAGACAACTTCGTCAAAGAGTCTTGGTAGACTTCTTCGAAGGAAAGTAGCAGCACCATCTGTTCTCTTTCTTACCTTAAGGTTTTTAGCCATTCGGTTTTAAATCGCCATTCAATACTAGTGTGCGCAATAGTGTAATTGGATAAACTACATTTCTTGCATAATCACTCTCAGATTATTCTTATTGCTCTTCCAAGCTCAATCAGACAACCCACATTGCCTGATCACCAAACCATTTCGCTACGGAGTTACCCTCACTACTACAGGTCCAATGATATTCTGATTGCATACTCGAGCTTATTGCTAAGCCGCAAATAGGTTCAGTCAAACCTACTCACTTTATACTTGTTTCCAAGTTTATTTAACGACTATATGCCGCCGACGTTATTTAGGATTTCTCCACGGATAACAATATTTTCAAAGAGCTATGTTTCAATGTTATAAAGCTAATATATAACATCTTTTCGTTTTTAAAAAATTTATCTTTTTGGTTGATAAACTTTTTTTATTTGGTGGAGATGACGGCATCGAAGCCGTGTCTTCACAATGAACAATAATACCAACGTCTCACACGCTTAGATCTGTTTTTATCCTGATCAGTAAAAGGGTCGTATGGTTTTTTGGTCCTTACGATATCCACCACTTAATTTTAATCTAAACTAAGAAAATCTGGTTTGTAACTTCTGTTCCTAGGATGTTACACCCGATGCTAATTAAGCCGCTAATGCGTACTCGTTCGCGCCAACGAATTCCATTAAGGAATCGAAGGTCATTGTTGACATTTCGTCAGTTGTTGTTTTGTACGTAGTTTAAAGAGATACAGTACTTATCTCTGCGTGTGGTATTACCTCCAAATTGCGAATCAATTCCAAAGCATCCCCATGTGAATATATAAATATTATATTTTTTCGATCTTTTCTATCAGAGCATCTACTGTCTTCGCAGTTTCAACTCCATCGCTATTTGTCCAATTATTACTTCCTGCAAAAAACGCAGTATAGAAATTTCTTGGAATTCCGTACCAAGTTTTGTTGTGTGGATTGTACCACAGAACGTAAGAGTATAAATTTTCCATAACTAGGCTTCTTGTGTTGTGTATAATTCTTCTGGATAATATGGATCTTCTTCTAATTCAAATTCGAATAGACTATCCACTTCTATATCTGTGTCTACGAATCTAGTCTTGTCAAAACAATTGTAAGGTTCGGGAGCGTCCAATTCCCAGAAAATGTAATTTCCTTTTGGTGTGGTTCCCAACACTGTGTAAAATGCGTCCTCTACTAAAATATTAGTATCGTCGGCTTTAATGCATTTAACTTTTCTATAACTCATAACTTATAATTTTAAAATAAAAAGACGTTTCCACGGTAGTCTGCCCAGGCGTAGTGACCCCTGACCCCCACTGTTAAGTTGATTATTTAACAGTTGTTGTGTCTACAGCTACTGTATCTGTTGTTGCAGTAGTTGTGTCTACAGTCGCTACAGTGCTATCAGTTGTTACTGTTGCTTCGCTGTTTCCTGTTCCGCAAGCAGCCAATACTAATGCTGAAGCGAAAACAATCATGATTTTTTTCATGGTCATTTTTTGTTTTAGTGAATAAATAGATATGCAATATACGAAACCCTTTTGATATAAAAAAATATTTTATGCTGTTTTTTCGGATATTCTTTTTTATAATATATAACTCGTTGGTTATAAATTCAATCTGCTACCAATCATGAAAGATCTTATTGGTATGCTTCCGTCTGCGCTGCTCAACATCACTTTAAAGTTAACGTTCACCTTAAACTTCCTAGTGATTTTAAAGTCGGTAGCAAAGCCAGTTAAGAACGTTAAGTCTCTGCTTCTTGTTTGAGCTCCGTCTTTTAAAGAGATTCCCCATGGAGCAGCTATCATAAATAGATCAGGCGTTACAGTCTTTCTGCCTACAGTTATGGGATACATGGCGAAGCTGATTATTGAAGGGGATAGACTAATCGATCCTCCTTGAATGAACGCAGTGTTAGCGCTTATATTATAGCCGGTGATTAGCTTGTCTATTGGTTGAATATACGTGTACGCTGGAAATATCATGTGATTACTGAAGTCGGTAAAATACGTCATACCGAAGTTGTGCATCGCTTCTAATTGACCTCTACCATTCATTTGACTCTTTGTGTAACTTCCACCTACTGCTATCTTACTCAAGTCCAAGAATATGCTTGCGTTTGCACCGAAGTTGGAAAGTCCTGTCATTGAAGACTTAGAAACTCCCATATTCATTGTTGGTACTAGCTTTCTATTAGGCGCTTGCTCTGCTACGCTTAAATCTGCAGAGAATATCATTGGATTTACAGCAGCCGCTTTTTTCTTTTCTTCCTTCTTTTTGTCTTCTTTCTTCTTCTCTTCTTTTTTCTCTTCTGATTTGCTCTCTTCTTTCTTTTCTTCGGACTTAGTCTCTTCTTTTTTCTCTTCCGACTTCGATTCAGATTTGCTCTCTTCAGACTTGCTCTCTGATTTTGTTTCCGACTTAGTTTCTGATTTTGTTTCTGTACTTGAGCTTTTGCTCTCTGAGCTTGAGCTTGATGACGACGATGAGCCAGAAGACGACGACGATTGGGAGGACGAAGAGGAGGAAGACGAAGTTGGTGGCGGTGCTGAGGATGCCGCCGAAGTCGATGCGGTGGAAGCGCTTGATGACGCTGCACTTGATGCACTCGAACTTGCAGCGGATGATGCAGCCGAACTTGCAGCACTTGAAGCTGCTGAGCTTGCTGCGGAAGATGCTGCGGATGCTGCGGCTTGAGTTGCTGCGTTTGCTGCTGTGGTTGCTATTATTGCTGTTGCTTGTTGTGATACTGGACATGGCGTTGCGAATATGGATTTAATCCAAGCATCTACTGTGCCTGATGCAAAGTCTGCGTAAGTAAATAATCGAGATTTTCCCCTAACTATGACTAAAACGCCCGGGGAATTTGAAGCTATGGGAGATACGAATGTGTAAACCTTGCTATCGCATGGATCTATGTAAGTGTTAACAATATTTTGCCCTTTAGCATTCAGAGCTAATAAGGACGAAACTGATATTGCAAACGTTACTATCCATTTTTTCATTAATTGTTAGTTAGTCCTATTCCAACTTGTGTGTAACCTCTTATAGGATCTGTATCTAATTTTAGAGTGAACAGTTTGAAGTCTCTTGTTACTCCTATTTTAAATGTCGTAAAATTGCTATTTGATTTTGGAAAAGATATGC